TTGGTGCTGCCTTCAGGACACAGAACACCATCGGCTCGGCCATTGCTTCACGTGGAGCACCAGACCCAACGGTTGTCGACGAAGGCTTCAACCCGATCGACTATGTGAAGGACGACCAGAAATACGCGCCCTACGTCGAGCAGTTCTCCGGCATCACCAACAAGAAATCAGCCGAGGCGAAGAAGCTGCAGATCGACCGGGAATTGCAGGACGGCCGCACGCTGGCCGCCGCCGGCTGGACAGGCACGATTGCGCAGATGGCTGCCGGCGTTGTCGACCTCCCGACGCTGCTGCCTCTGGGGGCGGTCGTAGGCGAGGGCAAGGCACTGGCCACAGGCGTCAAGGCGGCTGTTGGTGGTGGTATCGACGCCGCAGTCTCCGAGGCCGCCCTACAGGCCACACAGGCCACAAGGACGGGGCAGGAGAGCGCAATCAACATCGGCGGCTCCATTGTGCTGGGCGGAGCGCTCGGCACGCTGGCGGGCCGCTATCTGAACAGCACGAGCAGCAGGGCGCTGTCCTCCAAGATCGAAGGGCAGGAAGCCGCCTTCAATGCATTTGATAGTGAGTTCGCCAATTTTGGCCGAGGGACATCAGCCGGCGCGGCCGCGCGAGACACTGGACCGTTGGTGTTGAAGGATGAGGCGTTCATTTCGAAACTGCCAATCGTCAACCGCCAGGACCCGCTCATTCGCCTTCAGCTTGGCGAACTCGACGCAGGACGCGAGGCCGTGCGCCGACTGGCCGAAAGCCCGCTGGAATACGCCGACAATGCGGCCGGTGTCGCAACGGAGTTGGGCGGTGCCGTCGAAACCCGCATGAAGATGTGGCATGCGCCGCTCGCTTCCGCTCTGCGTGAGATCGACACGACATTCGCCCGCTACTACCACGGCACGCCTGAGCCAAGTTCATTCCAGCGCTTTCTCGCCCCGGCGCTCTCCGAGTTCGACCGGGTACGTGGCTCAACAGAGCGGCTATCCTACAAGCAGTTCAAGGAGGAGGTCGGTAAGGCAGCCTATTCCGGTGAACAGCATCCAATCGCCCAGGTTGCCGAGGCGGCGAAAATCTATCGCAAGCTGGACGACGCCATGAAACAGGCGGCGATCGAGGCTAGGCTGTTTCCCGAGGATGTCACGGTCAAGGGGGACGTGAGCCATCTTTTCCGCATGTATAACAAGGACAAGATCATTGCCAGGCGCGGCGAGTTCACCCAGATCCTCAATGATTATTTCATCACCAAGCGCAACGAGGCGCTGAAGGCTACCGAAAGCGCACTGACCAAGAAGGCGCCAGAGAGCAGCAAGATCGATGCGAAGGCCGCCGCCGCCGCCCAGAAGTCGGCAGAGTTCAGCCGCATGTCGGACGCCGAGGTGAAGGGGCTGGTCAACGACACCATCGATACCATCCTTGGCAATGCCGATAGCCGCATCCCTTACGATATCGTGTCCGGCCCACGCGGGCCGCTGAAAGAGCGACTGCTCAACATCGAAAGCCGGAAAATCCAGGATTTCCTCAACACCGATATCGAGGAAGTGCTTCGGTCCCAGGTCCGTACCATGTCAGCAGATGTGGAGATTGCCAAGAAATTCGGCTCGGTTGATCTTTCAGAGGAAATCCGCAAGATCAACGACGAGGCCAACGCCAAGATTGCCGCCGAGACCACGGATAAGGGCCGCGCTCGTCTGGACAAGTCGCGCAAGGATGCAATTCGCGACCTGAACGGCATCCGCGACCGGCTCAGAGGGCAATATGCTCTACCGTCCAACCCGGATTCGCTGGTGCTGCGCGCTGGCCGCGTCGCTAGGGGCCTTAACTACCTCCGTCTCCTTGGCGGCATGACGCTTTCGGCGATCCCTGACATGGGCAAGGTCGTCATGGAACACGGCATGACTAGCACGTTTCGCGATGGCTTCATCCCGCTGGTCAAGAATTTCAAGGCTTTCCGGCTCGCAGCTCAGGAAGTGAAGGACGCTGGAACCGCGCTCGACATGGTTTTGGACAATCGCGCCATGGCGATGGCCGACATCACCGATGATTTCGGTCGCCATTCCGCATTCGAGCGCGGCCTGACCTCGCTGCAAACCCGGTTCGGTGTCGTGTCGCTCATGGCGCCATGGAACGCCACGCTGAAGCAGTTCTCGGGTCTGGTCACGATGACCAATATCCTGCGCGCTTCGGAGCGTGTGGCGGCGGGAAAGGGCACGGAACGCGACATCCGCCGGCTGGCTTCGTCTGGTATCGATGAGGATCTGGCGCAACGCATCGCAAAACAGTACGCCACGCACGGCGACAACCAGGACGGCATCCTGCTTTCGAAAGCAGCCGACTGGTCCGACAACGGCGCGCGGGAAGCATTCCGCACCGCAGTCGTGCGCGAGGTCGATCGAACGATCGTGACACCTGGCCAAGACAAGCCTCTGTGGATGAGTACCGAACTTGGCAAGGCAGTCGGTCAGTTCAAATCTTTCGGGATTTCGTCCATGCAAAAAACCATGCTCGCCGGGGTGCAGCAGCGCGATGCCGCCACGTTGAACGGTGTCATGCTGACCATGGGGCTCGGCGCTATCACCTATTGGGCAAAGCAGACCGCAGCCGGCCGCGAGACCTCGGACAATCCCTCGCAATGGGTGGTAGAGGCTTTCGATAAGTCCGGTCTGTCAGGCTGGCTGATGGATGCTAACAACATCGCCGAGAAAGCAACACGGGGTAGGGTGGGGTTTTCTGCCATCACCGGCAAGCAGGTTTCGCGCTATGCCAGCCGCAACACCACCGGCGCCTTCCTCGGCCCGACGGCGGATGCGGTATCCGACATCTTCCAGGTTTCCGGTTCGATCTTTGCCGGCGACACCACGAAAAGCGATCTGCACAAGGTTCGCCAGTTGGTTCCGATGAACAACCTCTTTTACCTTCGCTCGCTCTTTGATAAAGTCGAAGCCGCAACAGGATCGGCGCTCGATCTGCCCGACACGAAAAGGAACTGACATCCTAGCTATTCTCGCAATCCTCGCTTTGCCAGTCGGGTTTTTCTCCGGCGGCGTGGCGATCAACTCGCTGAGACATGGCGATATGTCGATGTTGTGGAAATCGGCAGCGGTCTTTGCGGTCTGCTGCCTGACATTCATTTCGGTGCCGAAACATACACCGCTCGACGCGCATTGCTCGACGGATTGGGACGGCTTCTCGAATTCCACGATCTGCGATTAGAAAAACCGTCGGTAGAGACTCAACAATCCAAGCAGTATGGCGACGATCACGGCGTTAGATATGACGCCGACGGCTGCCGAGTTCCATGCAGGATCTCCTGTCTGCTGTCCGAGCATGACGAAGGCAAAGAACCACGCCAGCACGACAATCCCAACGATCAGCGCGAGCCAGCCGGCGCCGCGATTGGTCGCCAGTCGGCATAGAAACAGCAGGCTCGCCACCGCAATAATGCGGATCGGATCGACAATCTGAGCAACCAAGACGGCTAGAGCACCCATAGCCGCGCACTGAACTTCAAAACTGCTGATCTTTCAAGCCCTGCATCCTGCGGGGCCTTTTGCTTTGGAGCAACCACGCATGTCCTATCCTTCAACCGCCGCCGTTCGCTTGCTCACAGGCGAACGCGAACCTGTGCGCCTTGCCACCACGGCAAATATCGATGTCGACACCGGCGGCCTGCTGACGATCGATGGCGTTGTCACCGAAGTTGGCGACCGCGTGCTGGTGAAGGACCAGACCGACGGAAGCGAGAACGGCATTCGCACGGCGAGCGAGGGGCAGTGGTATCGCGCCTCGGATGCGCGCTCATCCCGCACCATGCAGAAAGGGACGACTGTTCGAGTCCAGGAGGGCACAGCGAACGCCAACAAGGTGTTCATCTTCAACACGCTCGATCCGGTAATCGGCGACGATGCACTTAGCATCACCGAGGATCTTCTGAGTGGCGCCGTGCCAAGCGTGGTCCGCGATTACCTCGATGTTCCACCCTATGTCGCCACGCTCGCTGCCCTGAAGGTGCTCGACACTACCAAGGATACCGTTGCGCTCTACGACGGCTCGACCTGGTATTGGAACGCCGGCAACTACACGGCGCGCGTCGCTGCCGATCCGCTCGGTGGCGTCTATGCCAAGGCTGATGCAATCGCCGATAGTGCCGGCGCGTGGGTGCGCAGCTATCAGGGTCGGGCCAAGGTTTCATGGTGGCTCGGTGGTTCTGCATCCCTGACGACTGGACTTGCGGCGGCGCTGCTGGTCGGTGTCCGTCTGTTCCTGGACGCCGGCAGCTACACCACGTCTAACGTGGCGTTTCCATCCAATGCCGATCTGCTGATGGATCGTAGCGCCGTCATCGCGCCGACTGGCGGCTTCATCACGGGCAATATCTTCACGGCCACCGGCAAGGATAATATCCGCATCGAGGGCGGGCAGTTCAACGCGCCCTATGCGACTTACACCGGCATCGCCTATATCCGCCCGACCAACTGCTCGCGCGTGACGATCAAGAACGTCAAGGTCATCTCGGTCGGCACCCACGGCATCATCTTCGACGGCTGCACAGACAGCCTCGCGGTTAATTGTGAAGTTCTGGAAGCGGGTACAGGTGGATTTCTTATGAACGCTGCCTCTGCGGCGTCCAAGAGAAATAAATTCGTCAGGTGCCGGTCGCTCAACTCGCTCACGTATCACGGCATGGTTGCATCCGACGGATCGGGAAACACCTTCGAAGATTGCTATTCGTTTGGCGCATATGCCTTTGGTTTCAACCTGACGAACGAGACAAGAAGCGCCATCACCAATTGTCGCTCCTTGAACTCCCGCGTTGAGGGTATCAACCTGAGCGTGTCCAACTGGTGTTCCGTCACTGGATGCGATGTCATGTGGGATGGTGTCGGTGGCTATGCCAGTGTCGATATGGGTATCTCTATCAACGGCGATCCGACCATCGCCACCTTCAACCTGATCGCCGGCAACACGGTGAACGGCTGCTGGGGCGCAGGCATCGGGCTTGCAGACGGAACGCAGTTCAATCTTGTCACCGGGAACCATATCGCCAACTTCAACCTGTCGAACACGGCAGCGTGGGGCAACGGCGTGTGGCTCTATATCGGAGCCGCTTCCGGGGTTCCGGCCAACAACCACGTTGTAGACAACGAAATCTACGGCGATGGCGTCAAGGCGCGTTATGGCGTGAGAGACGACAGCGGCCAGCGCAACGTCTTCGGGCAGAACAACATCATGAACGTGGCGACAGGAAACTATCTCCTGAATGCCAGCTCGGTCACCGCCATAGAGACCACGGGGGCCGCCAAGGTCACTACGGGAACGTCAGGAGGAGCCATCCCTCTTCTCAATGGTGCGAACACTTGGTCAGCGGCTCAAATCATCTCGCTGACCGCGACAGGTGAAGCACTCTCCCTGTACACGAATGACGCCGGGGCCGCTGGTGTCGATGCATCGTTCTTCCAAGATAGTGCTTCGCCTGCGGCCAACGATGTCCCTGGACGGCTGGTGTGGAAAGGCCGTGACAGCGCGGCCAACATCCAAACCTATGGCTACCTGCAAGGCATCATCAACGACCCGACCAGCGCCAGCGAAGACTTCTCGTTCCAGTGGGTTACGGTCCAGGCCGGATCAATGGTCGTGGCAGCGACGCTCGGGCTTGGCTACCAGCTTGGCTCTCCGACCGGTGGCGATAAGGGTGTTGGCACGCTCAACGCGGCGATCGGCTATTACGTCAACAACCAGTTGCTGGCTGACGCCACCGGCGTCTACCTCGCGTCCACCAAGAAGATCGACTTTGGCGCTGGCAACTACACCGTCACTCATACGTCGGGCCAGTTGGCGTTCAGCGGGATAGTGCTTTCGGCAAACGGAATCGGCTATGGCCCGGCAGGCGTTGGCGTCGGTGGCACTGTCACTCAGTTAACCAGCAAGTCTACCACGGTCGTTCTCAATACCTTCTCCGGCGAGATCACGCTCAACGCGGCGGCACTGGCTGCGAGCACAACTGTCGCCTTCACCTTGACCAACAACAAGTTCATCACCGGTTCGGAAAATGTCATTATAAACCATGTTTCTGGCGGGACGTTCGGGTCGTATACGTTCAACGCCCGACCGGGCGGCGGCGGGTGTGGCATCGACGTGCGCAACGTCTCGCTCGGCTCGCTGTCAGAAGCCATTGTGATCCGCTTCACCATCATCAAGAGCGTCAACAGCTAGTCATCGGCGGGGCGCGGGACTACTCTTGCAAACACTTCGCCCCGCATTTCAGCCTGTTCCATCGCCTCGCGGTCGGCCGGCGTAAGCCCTTCGGGCTCGTTCGGGGCGTCCTCAGGGTCATTCACTTTCGGCGCAGACATCAGACGCTCTCCTTGTTGGGCATCGCCACTTTTCGCAAATCGCACGCCGTTTCGCAATCCCCGCAACCTCAAGAGCCATCCCCCTTCAACTCTATCCCTGAGAAGGACGCAAAGCCTATGAAAACCAGTGCAGCCGGCCGAGCGGCGATTGCCCAACGAGAGGGCAACAAGCTGAAGGCATACCGCGATACCAAGGGCATCTGGACGATCGGCGTCGGCCATACGGCTGCGGCTGGTGCGCCTGCGCC